GTGAACGTATTGCGGAGGTGGAGGCGAAGCCGGGGTTTGCCGATGAAGGGTCGCGGGGGTACAAGCAGGCGGTACGGGTGTTGGATGAGAACCCTGAGACTGCGTTGGGGAAGAATGGCAGGCCGCTCAAGGGACGGTTGGTGTTCTTGCAGGGGTGGACGCGGGCGCGTTGGGATGCTGCTCAGGATGAACTGGCTGATGTTGTGAAGACTGCGAATAAGCGCCGCGAGTGGTTGCCTGCTGATAGGCGCAAGGTGGCGGCAAAGATGAGAAAGGTGATGAAGGCACGCCGTGCTTACGAGGATGCGGGGGGTCGGGTACGCGTGCCGCAGGAGACAGCGGAGGCACGCAGAGCGCAGACTGCTGGGACGGTGACCCGCGCTGAGTATTTCCGTGGAGTAGAGGATGTTCCGCAGGGTAGTGTTGCACATCGGGCGTCAACGGCTGCCATAGATGACGCTATGCGGGTAAAGGGGTTGGCTAAGCAGCGTGCCGAGTTGCGGGTACGGATTGACAAGATGACCCGCGTCGGGGAGGAGGTCCCCGGTATGCCAAAGGGCATGGCGACGCTGACTGGTGTCCCCGTCAAGACTAAGAAGTGGATAGCGCCGGGACGTTTGACGGCGGCGCGTCAAGATGTTGACGAGGCGTATGGGGCGTTGGAGGCGGCACGTGCCGAGGCGCTGTCTACTGGGGGGTCGGTGACCATTGTCGGTCCCACGGACCCACGTGTGATGCGTCCACGGTTGTACGCCCAGAATGCGGCGGGAGACAGGGGGGTTATCAGGATTCCGCAGGGTCGTGACGAGTTGGGGGCGGTGTATGTATGGGCTGCTGCGGGCGCGTCGTGTGAATGTTACGCGCCGGGAGTGGGAGTTCACTCATTTGGAGATTGATTTAGTGCGGGCTGAGAAGGGTCGTAACGCTACGCTTATTCGGGAACTCCGTCCGGGTGGCACCGCGCGTGAGCAGCGGCGTACACAGGGTTGGCGGTTCTTTGACGAGGATGTGGCCGAGGAGGGCAGTACCCGGATCACTGGTCAGGCTGCTGAGGCGAGGGGTGCTGCTACGCGTGCTGAGCGGTTGGTGTCTGAGGGTGAGGAGGGGGTTGCTGCCGCTGTGCGTCGAATGGAGGGTGACCGGCCACCGGTTCCTGAACCATTAGAGCGCACATTTGAGGGCGACGCTTTGATGAGCGGACGCCAACGCATGACCGAAGCGTTCGATGAGGGTGTAACCAATCTGCGGGCACAACTGGAGTATGTCAAGGAACAGATCAAACTGGTCGCTGCGTCATCGCAGAAGTTCGCCGACGAGGACGAGACTGTGAAGGCGATGAAGGCCATTGTCAGCGCGTTGGGCCGCGGTGCGGGTGGTGCCGAGGGGTTGACTGCATCAGCGCGGGTGAACCGGTGGTTGAAGTTGGTTGACGAGTTCAAGGACTTGGATCGTATTCTGCGACACGAACAGTCCACGGGGGTTCCACAGTTGGAGGAGGTGAAGACTCGTCTGTCGTTGTACAACGCTGAGGTGGAACGGTTGGGCGAGGAAATGGGTGTGAGAACCCAGATGGAAGACATTGTGAACCGGGTGACAGGTGAGGCTATCCCCGGTTTGGAACGGCGTGTGCCACGTGTGTCTGGGGAGGAGTTGGCGGAACTACAAGGCGAGTACAAGTTTTTGGAGGAGATGCAGGCGGAGCGCGGCGCATTCTTGAACCGGCTAGAGGTTCTTGTGAAGAAAGTAGCGGGAGCCCAAGGGACTGTATCCAAATATGAGAGGGAGCAACTGAACAGGTTGGCGAAGATCGGCAGGTTGGAAGCCGGGGCGTACGCTAATGTGTTGGAGCAGGAAGTTGCCTTGTTCCGTGAACGCGTCCCGGTGGCGCGTGCTTACGGCGATGTGCAGAGTCGTATCGAAGCCTCGTTGGCAAAGTTGGAGGAAACCCGTGTCAGGGCCGGGTTGCCGGATAAACCGTTCATGGTGAAAGCCGATCAGAAGGATCTAACTGTGAAGGGGGAGCAGGAACTTGCGGTGATGATGCGGCAACTGACGGCGGGAACTGAGGCGTACGTAGAGTTTACGGGCAGGGGGAAGGTTTCTCCCGGCCCCTATCCGGGTGCGAGGGGCGGGTATGACGCTGATTCGTCGGCTGACTACATTTTCATGTTGAAGAAGCCGGAACGTGACGCCGCTCAAAAGTATTTGAAGGAGGCGTTGGCGCACAACGAGTGGGGGCCGTGGACGTTGAGTACGGGTGGTGCCTACACCCGCGAGGTGGGTGCCGTAGTTGACGCATTCTCTAAGATCAATAATGTGGAGAAGTGGGACGGTGCTGAGGGATTGTGGCAGACGTGGGATCAGTTCCAGACGTATCTCAAGTCGGCGATGATTGCCACGCCGGGGTTCGTGAACCGTAACATCTTCGGGGCGTTCTTCAATGCGTGGTTGGACGATGTGAACCCCGCGGAGATCATACGGTCGTGGCATATGACACGGCAGGTGGCGCAGCAGGCCCGCCGGGAGGGCACCGATTTCTATACGACAGCGAAGCGTATGGCCCAGTCTGATGACCGGTTCAAGCAGTACGTGGAACTGTTGGAGGTTGGTGTGCGTGGCGGCGGTCAGGCGGTCAGTTCAGTGGAACTGGAACTGGGGTTGCGTAACGCCCGCAACTTGGAGATGCTGATAGGTCGCAAGGATGGCATGGCACGGTTGGGGACGGGGCGGGGCAGTCCGTGGTCGATGACGTGGGCGCCGTGGTCGCCACAGTTCTTCCCGTATCAGAGCATCCGTTCGGTGAACAGTTGGGTGGAGGACATTGTACGGTTGGGTGTGGGTATGGACACTATGCGGTGGGGTGGCAGCGTGGACGATGCCATCGCCCGTATCGCCAAATCCCAGTTCGACTACGACGAGTTGACGAACTTTGAGCGCACGTGGATGCGTCGATTCTTCCCGTTCTATACGTGGACGCGGAAGAATGTGCCATACCAGTTGAACCAGTTGGCTCGCAATCCGGCCAAGTACAACAAGTTGTTGGCTGCGAAGCGTAGTTTGGAGTTGGGCACGGAGGATGAGGACATCGTGCCGGACTATTTCTTGGAGCCGTTCGGTGTCAGGTTGCCGTTCTCGCACAAGGGGGCGACGGTGTACAGCGCCCCAGATTTCCCGTTTCAGGATTTGGCCCGGTACGATCCGTTCCGCAAGGGACCCAAGCAGACGATACAGAACGTGTTGTCGATGTTGACGCCGATTTTGAAGGCACCGTTGGAAACGGGTATGGGGAAACAGATTTACAGCGGGGTGCCGTTCACGGGGCGTTACCAGTTGGCTCCGGCAGCCATCACTTCGGTTGTTCCCGGCATGAAGCAGGCGTTGCAGGGTATCGGATGGATCAAACAGTCGGCGGACGGTACGTGGAAGATGCGTGACCACCACATCTATATTGTGACGAACATGCTTCCGTCGCTGGGGGTGATTCGCCGGTTGGCTCCCAACGAGCCGAAGTATCAGCGGTCCCTGCTGCGGTCCATTATGAGTACTTTGGGTGGGATGTCGGTGTCGTTCAACACAGATGTGGCTAAGAACAACTGGTTGACGAACCTGCGGTATGAGCGGCAGGAGCAACGTCAGGACTGGAAGGATATGATCAGTCAGACGAGATGACGGGACAAGAGAGGCTTTAGGTATGTACTTCGTTGACCGTGACACGTGGGGCGCTCAGCCTCCCGCTACTTCTAACGGGCGTTTCACACCGCTGCGTGAGTGGCGGGTGCGAGCGGCTGTTCACGCCTTTGAGCGTCACCATCTGTCGAAGGGTTGGGATGGGATAGCGTACAACTGGCTTGTGGATGAAACGGGGACGATCTTTGAAGGACGAGGATGGGGTGCACGTGGCGGAGCCACTAAAGGATGGAACGCGAAGTCCATCTCGGTCTGTTACACGGGGTACGGCTCTAAACAGCCTAATGCGGCTGTTCTTGAGTCGTTCAAGACAGTAATCGAGGAGGCGGAGGCCCGTTTCAAGCGGGGGATGTGGATTGACACGCATCGCCGCAAGAACAGTACGACGTGTCCCGGTGATTGGTTGGGCAACTGGGTTGAGGGGGGTATGGCTGAGGTGAAGATGCCCAGCGACGTTGATTGGGGTGCCATTATCCAGTATTTCAAGGATTTGCGTGCACAGGTGGAGAGTTCTCCGCTGCGTCGGCGGGCACGGGGTTTGCCGGTGAGGTTGGTGCAGGCGAGGTTGAATGACCGGGGGTTTGATGCGGGAATAGTGGACGGCATTTTTGGTCGTCGGACTGTGAAGGCGGTACGCGGGTTTCAGAAATCGCAGGGGTTTCTGAAGGTGACTGGGATGGTGGACGGTAACACGTTCGGCGCCTTGTTCTTACAGTGAGGAAGGGTTATGCCAAAGGGCACAGGTTACGGCACATTTGAGGATACGTTCGGGTCGCAGGACGACCAGTTGTATGACTCCTCGTCGTCTTTCAATATGTGGGACATGTCGCAGAAGGCCAAGAAGGCTGCTGCGTATTTGCGTAGCACTAAGTTGGGCAACGCCGCTTTCGGCGGTCGCCCGTTCGGGAAGTAGGAGCCATGCTCAAGGACGGTAAGACACCGAAGAAGGTGCAGGCGGGGCGTGTGTTGGTGGACAGCGCCAAGCGTGGCAAGACGTTTCGACCTCCGGCTGGACAGTCAAGGGCTGGGGCACGTAAGGAACTGTTCGGCTGATGGCGGGGAAGAAAAAGCCGCGTCGTCCAAGGTATTGACGATGCCGCTCAAAAAGGGCAGGAGTCAGGACGTTATTTCCAAGAACATTGGCACATTGATCGGTGAGGGGTATAAGCGGGATCAGGCCGCTGCCATCGCCCACGACTATTCCAGACGGTCTAACAAGGGGAAGAAGAAGTGAACAACATGTTGGAGCGGGCGGCGTGGACGTTTGCCCAAGCATTTCTGGCAGTGTTTATCATATCTGATTTGGCTTCGGCTAAGACGGCGTTGGTGGCTGGTGTCGCTGCCGCCTTGTCGGTTGTCAAGACATACGCTCAGGATCGTGTCACGGGGTAGTCGTGGAAGACATGGAGGCGGCGTGGGCGACGTTTACTGAGGAACACGCGTACGTGGAGAAGGCGATCTACGCTGACCTTCAGGAGACTGCCCATTTGTTTGACACGGATGACGGTATCCACGCCAAGTGGTCGCCGGATGGCATGTTGGGGATGCTGTTGGTGTTCGACCCGGAGGAGGCTGCCCATTTGTTGGCAGCGTTCTACGCTGGGATGGATGGCGTGGACGAGGCGCAGGAAGTGTTCGCGGTGTGGGTTGGTGCGCTTATGGGGATGCTGCGGCAGTGTATGCAGTCGCAGGAGTCATAGGCCGTCGATAAGCCAGCGTCGCACGACCTCTGATTCTGACAGTTCTACTATCAGATGGCGGCGTATGCGGTCGCGTCTGCGTGCCAGTGTGGTTTTGGGGATGCCCAGTATGCGCCCGGTGACTCTCAACGATAGTTGTTCAACGAACAGGCGGTTGAATATCCATCGGTCTTCGTCGGGGAGTCGGTCGATGGCTGCGCCGACAACCTCTTTGAGCAGGGCGGTGGCGTCGAGGGGTAGCAGGTCGGATTCTTGGTGGGGACCCAGTTGCATGAGTGCTTCTAGTTCTGTGGCTGGGCGCGACCGTCCAAGTAATCGGTTGCTCCCTTGCATGTCCCATTGGGACGGGTCGATTGGGTATTCTCGCCTCTGCACCGCCGCTGCTATTGTACAACATTATGTGAGCGGTGGCAAGGATGCCGGGTCTTCCTTGTCTAAGTACAGGTCGCTGATTTCGATGTTGTAACAGTCGATGGTGGGTGACCATCCGTTGGCCGGGTCTTTCCATACTCCGGCTTCCATGAATGTGGCACGTCGCAGGAACTCTTGTTTGCCCATGGCTCCGAGATACCATGCCATGGTGCAGTCTTTGAGGACGCGTACGAAGGCGTAGTAGTCACAGTTCTGGTGGGTGCCTCTGGCAGCGACGGAGCATTCGTAGTGGGGTCGTGGTTCGGTGGTCACGCATTTGCTTTTCACGTCCACGGTGTGACCGTCGGACATGACCACATCCCATTCGTATGTGTTGTTCTGGTCGCCGCCTGTGATCTTGGAGAAGACGAGTTCTCCGAGGAACCCGTAGACGTTGCCTTCTCCTCGCCGAATGGAGTCACTCAACTCACCGAGTTCGTCTCCCATGCGCTGGGCGCATTGCAGCATCCTGCGAGGGATTCCGAACTCGTACATTACTCAACCTTGTCTACTTTGACGGCGTGGATGCGAACGATTTGTCCGTCGTCAATCCATGCTACACCGTTTAGGGCATCAAGGGTGAGTTTGACGTAGTTGTCTAAGTCTCCTCTGAGGGTGCGGGCGTCGTGCGGGGAGGTGGTGACGTGCAGGATGGTGGATTCGGGGGTGTAGACGACGGTGATTTCTACGGGTCCGCTGATCGTTTCGCCGATCTGGGTTTTCCACGCGGCGGCTACGTGGTCTTCCTCTTGGAGGGTGCTGGCGGGGGTGAAGACTTTGCCGCCTTTGGTGTGTCGGGGGCGTGCCTTTACTTTGGGGCGCCTGTCCACTACCAGCGTGTATGTGTCCATGGGTTAGGCGAGCCTGCGGGAGTTTTGTACAGTGTCGGCCAGTCGCTCGTCGGTGTCGGGGCGGTCGGCGTACTTGCGTCCCCATTCGATGTCGGCGGATCGGAGTTCGCTCATCATGGCGGCATCACTATAGCCTTGTCGAACCATGGCGCACGCCAACTTCCACAGGGTGCCTGATCGGTCCCCTTGTGGTTTCCCCGGAAGCCCCCTCGGTGGGTCCAGCAGGACGCTGAGGGGGCTTGTACAGGGCTGTGACGGCATTCCATGCGTCAACGGTGACCCGTGTTTGCATTGCCTCGCGTACAAAGGTGTCCACGGGGGTCACGTTGAGGGTCAGGTCGGGGTTCACCATTTCGTTGTAGCCACCGGGTTCGCGCAGTTTTCCGTAGGGCAGGCGAACGCCGTTCCCCCATCCACGCGCCGAAAGTTCAACTTGTTTAGGATTTACTTCGGTGATGGGAGCATCAACCACGTTGCACACCCCGATCAACCCCTCCCTCACAGTACGGGCTGCCATCGCACCCTCAAAGAACACCCACAGGTGGAAGCCCTTTGACCGCGACCGCTCAATCCACGCCGTCACCTCCAGTTGACGCAACACCTCCCGCACGTTCCGGGCATGAACAAACGAATCCTCCCGGCCTTCATCCCAGTCCACGCACCCCCAGTACACCCAGAAGTTGCCCTCCGTCACAAACAACGGGTACACACCTATGGACGGGCCACGGTTCAAGTGGTCGTCAACGATGATGACGAACTCTTTGTCATCCGCTGGTTGGAACTTGCCCTCGTCGTCACGCCACGGCCGGAACCCCTCCTCATTGTCCATGGCGACCTTGCCACCCCGAAACAAGATGGCGAAGTCGTGGGCTACTTCCATGTCCACGGCTACTCCCTTACATTATCGGTGGTCATCAATCAACCGGTCCAACAGTTCCTGCGCCTTGTTGACGAGAGACATCAAGGGCCATATGCTGCCACCGTCAACCCGCACCTTCCGCAGCCAGCAAAGCCTCCTTAGTTACAGCCTTCTGTGGGAACGGCTGCGCCACCTTGAATGGTGACGGGTGCAATCGTCCGGCGCACTGTTTTCCTATCCAATATCTCTGGAGTCTGACCTCGCCTGTGATGCGTGTCATATAATCTCCACTGTCGGCGTGTTCGATCTTCAGCAGCAACGTATCATTGTCGCTGTGCCACATGCTGATCGTCCAATCTCCGTGATGCGTTCTATAGGGTATCATGCTCTACTCTCCACTGGGAACCAACTCCTCCCAATACGGGTGATGCCGTCCTCTTGTTCTTACAGACATTCAAGTTGACGCTGTTCTCATGGTAGCGTGTCTCCCAATCAGACAACCCCCACCGATCCTTTTTACGGTACACCTCTATCACGAAGATCGCCTCATGCTCGCCGCCATACCGGCCAGCGTGAATACCACCCGAATGACCCGGCGGTGCGCTACCCCGCCCAGACTGGTGAACCAACCCCAAAGGCACACGCTGCACCTTCGCCCAACGCTTCACAGCCTGAGCCTTAGAAGTCACCCCAGTCGCATCGGAATCACCACCGGGCAACAGTTCGAGATAGTCGATCATCACAAACGACGGAGCGCACCCCCACCACTCACGCACCTCATCCATTACTTCCGTCATCGCATCCAACGTCAACGACTCGTCCACGATAGCCACCCGCGACAGTTCCGCCTTGGCTGTGTCCCGCAGCGCAGTAATAGTCTCCGTATCATTCGCCTTGATGGCCTCCTCCACCTCCGGCGACGACCGCCCCCGCAGCAAACAAAAGAGTTTCATCGCCACCAGTTCACGCGGCTCATCCATAGAGAAGATCACCACATGCGCTTCGGCATCGTTCACCAGATTAGTGACAATCCCATTCAACAACATCTGGGACTTGCCAGTATGGGACCGTCCCACCACCAACAACACCTCACCCTTGCCTATTCCACGGGTGGCGATGTCAATGTCGGGGAACCCCAGATACCATCTCTCTGCCGGGTTGCGGATAAACCCGATCAGGTTGTCCACCACTGTCGTGGACAGCGACCACCGCTTAGACCGCGGCGACGAGGCCGTCGCCTCGCCATCACCCTGTTGGGCAGCAGCGAGGCGACGGGCTATTTGATCCTCTGATTGGAGGGTCGCCATTGTCAGTCTCTGATCTGCGCTCCGATAGAAGCGAGATCGGCAGCAGTCTTACCAGTGAACGGACAGACAAACCATCCGGGCACCAGTACCGCCCCGTCCTGCTTCGTCAACCACAGCCCCTTGCCGTCAGACCGGCGCTTGTAATCCGGTCCCTTCTTGTTGAAGTTGGCAGCCGGGTCCAGTTTCTTCGACCAGTTGGGGTCCCACCAGTCGGTTCGATGATCCATCAGGTGGCGCCATGTCTCCTCAAGGCTCCCGCCTCCCCCACCGGCTGGCGCGGGGGCCGGAGCCGCGGCCGGGGCCACGGTTCCACCCTCACTAGCCCCGGAAAGGCTTTTGGACAGCATCGAAACTGTCCCGTCGTCTGTCATCTCGTAGCCAACACCCAACGCCTCATAGTTGGAGATTTCCAACGCCGTACCCCACTGGGTGAGCAGGTCGGCGATCTCCTCCGTAGAGATGTCAGCATCCACTGCGAGAGTCACCGAACACGACGCCTCCGCAGGCTCGTAACTACCGGTCTGTATGACCTGCCTGCGAAACACCGTGAAGGTGCTGTCCGTTTTCTTTGTTGCTGTTGCTGTTGCCATGGGTCTACCCTTTCTCTAGTTGGTTCCATGGATCTGGTCCCGCAAACCTGCCGCGGCAAGAACTCCAAGCCCCGCACCATTTAGGTGAACAATGCCATCCCGCCATGTTCAGCGGCCACACCGGCAAGTCTGCGGCTATGAGTGTACCCGCAGAGCGGGCCAGCGCAACCAGACTAGCCCACTCAGCGGGTCCGAAATCTACGATGGTCTTGTAGACCGCTCCCTTGACAAGGTATACGAACTCAAACAGCAGCGGTTCCGTCAACCCATTGTCTGACTGGGATGCCACAGCCCACGTATACGCTGCCGCCTGCACCGACCACCGTTTCTTCTCCCAATCGTTCGACGGTTTCCTACCGGGGTTCTTCCAGTCGATGATCGGGTTGGGGTACTCCTGTATGCAGTCGATGGTTCCCCTGAGCCAAATCTGCGGGTTGTGATCCACCACCAGCGGCAACTCAAACTCCCACTCCACCGCGGTGGGTCGCACATTCGGCCGCACCTCGTCCCACCACACGGCGATGTTGGCCTTGACGATCTTTGGCGGCTCGTCTTCCTTGTGGTTCCACCGGACGATCTCATCACGGTGGTCGTCCCAGTACTTGACAGCGGTGCTGACCGTCTTCGCCTTCGTCAATGGCTTGCCGGTTTCCATCACCTCAGTCAGACATTGTTCGATTCCGTAGTGGACGGCGGTACCGAGCATGGTTGATGTGGACTGGGTATCCTTAGAGATTCCCAACATACTCTGACGTGCCCGTTCCGGGCACATTGCCATATCGCCCAGCCACGACTGGCGTAGAACTATCCGGTCTTCTGGTGGTTGCATGATGGCATCCTATCACAGTCAGGAGCCCCGGTGTGGGACCCCCCATGGCATGGCATGGCGTGTACTACATTCACATCAGGCTTAGGCCACCCCGTCATGGTCCGGGTCCGGGTCACTCTCTGTGGGAAAGTACACGATTTCAGCCCCCTCATTTTCCTCATTTTCATCGGAATCCGGGATGGTTTCCTCCCCAACTTTGCCCTCTAAGATTTCCCAAATATAGCCCATTCTTGTCATCAAATGGGTGGCTAAATCGGACAGATTATGGGAGAAATCCCCCACTTCTACTGCCAAATGTTTGAACAATGCCAGCATCCCAGCGATGGAATCTTCTAAGTCTCCGATCCGTTCTTTCTGGTTTCTTCTGCGCGTCATGTCATCTTCGCTCACGTCAATATCCTTTCAGAAAGGCGGGGGGCCGGGGTGAAAGGAGATAAGTCCCCGACCCCCCACGATCTATTCGATTCCCCTAAACTTCTTGTACTCTGCCAATGTCAGTGTGTCACTGTCGTTCAGCATCCACGACCTCGTTATCCGCGCCTGCCGTCGATGTGACTGTCTACGCTCATAGTCGGTGTTAGCCTCCCGACACTGTGCACACCGGCATATCTTCCGCTTGTATGCGGTAACTCCGTGTTCCATGACTGTAGGTGAGGCAATGCGAGGCCAGTAAACCAGCCCCGCATCACCCCATCCGACATCCGGCCGCTACAGCGACTGGATTGCCAGATCGTTACCCAAGGTACGCATGGCGATCTTCACACCGTGCCGCCTCGCAGCGGCATAGGCGCATGACCTCATGCTGTCAGTAGCGGCCTCAAAGTCGATGCCACTCTCAAGTAGCCATGCCTGACCGTCAAACCAGTCAATCCACGGGTAACGCTCCTGACGACCCAGACGGATCGTGTCAGGCAACTTGCTAAGCAACTTAGCCATTGCTTTCTCCTTACTTGTTGGTTACTCCGCCCCGTCGGGGGACGGTCTTTGCCTTGTCGGCAAAGATCTGTTCGGCTTCCACTATATCACGGCAGTGGTTGCCTGCCTCAGTCACGGTATCCGTTATCATCCTCCTCATCAGGTCCGATCTGTTCAGTCCAACACCGGGGACACAGGAACCATCCGCTCCTGTATCCCATGATTGCTTCCCGCTCATTTGTAGTGTGGCGTGGAAACAACTTCTGCACAGAGTCTGCTCGCATCATGTAGAAGTTCAACGCATCTTGTTCTACTTCCGTTTCGGCGATACGTGGACACTCTGAACATCGTGTCTGAATAAACTGTGTCTTAGCCACTCTCACTCTCCTTTCTTTCATCATGTTTGATTTCTGCCGCATAGTCTGCCATGCCCTCGATGTGCTCCTCCAATATACGGCACGCCATGGTATCCACCGCTGCATAGATTGCTTTACGGTGGGGGTCCACGTCGGACTCATCGTAGAAGTCACTTACAGACATGTCCCAGATACTGTCGGCTATCTGCTCTCGCTTCTCCCCGTACACGTCCCAAGCATCCGGGGACTCATACCACTGGTCGCTATTCACTAGAAGTCGCGTTCAGACAGGTCCGGTCCGCGAACCAGCACCTTCAACGCCTCCACGTCGTCACGTATTGTCTTCATCTGCTTCAACGCCTCGCGCATGTCGGCCGCTGTCTGCTGCGCCATTACAAACGGTGCACGGTTACGGCTACCCATAAAGCGCGCTGCCCTCCTGCGTAGTGTCTTGGCCGCAGCCAGACCACCGAACCAATCCCGTACTTCCTTGGGGTCGTACGCATTCTGTCTTACGGTCCACCCAGCCCAGTTGCCACTGACCCGTGCCTGAACACGGGCTATCGACGTGGGGAAGGGATGGTGGGAGTCTGGCCCCCATACCTTGACCCAGTTCGCCGGGAGTGATGCTGACACTCCCAACGCCTTGGCAATCTCTGTCTTCGTCCACACATACATGTGTCCATCTCCTATTCTTGTTTTGTTTGTTGCTACACCGTTAGCAAACCCAATGCACGGTCAGCCAACGGAGTCTTGTTATCAATAGCCTTCTCAAACGCCTTATCCTGATGGTAACCACCACCACGCGTCCGGCCATTGATCCGATGCTGCTCAGCACCTTGGATAGCATTGAAAGCCAACCAACGGTTACCAGCACCAAACTCTGCCTTCTCCTTACGCCACGCTCCACGACAGTACTGCTGACGAGTCAACACATTGTTGACCTGCCTCTCCGTCATCTTCTCGCCATCATAAGGCAACAACTCTGTTACCAAACCAACAAACTGCTCATCTGTGAAGGTCTGATCCTTGAGAACACGGGCCATGTTCACCAGAGCCTCAGCCCTAGCAATCGACCCCTCAAGGATACGCACCCGCAACTCAAGCAGGCTGTCATGGTTCTTCGTATGCTTCACCTTCACCAATGGCATGTTGCCAATCAACTGGTTCTGACAGAACAACCGATCCGTCAAATCGTACACCGCTGTCGCCCACACCCCATTATAGGACGTGATCCAACAAATCTGGGGCTGAATCCAATCACCAAGACCCAGATCAACCGATGCGACGAGTTCCTGCGTCACCGCAATCTTCTCGCCCACACCAAACACGGTACACGACGTGGTTTTCTCAGGGAACAGTTCCTCCGCCATATCGGCGATGAACCCGTACCCTGCGCTTTCCGCATACTTGTGTGAATGCAGCCCCAACACGTCACCCGTGTCAGTCCGAATCACATATTTGTGCAACGGCTTCCCCTTGTTCACACCGTCCCGTACTGTGGGGACTACACCATGGCCGTAGGCCGAATCCTCGTACCCAGAGGCAGGGTACGCCACGTCAAACAAGGCACCAGCCTCACCCATCACAACATGGGCATCCATCGGATGCGCCACCTTATCCTTGGTGAGCATGTTGTGCCCCCTGTGACTCTCAAATACCTCTATCTCATTCATGTATTTCCTTTCCTATTTCACCAACAAGCATATCTTACTTGCCAGAACTAATCAAACTACGGAAGCGTTCATCGCCATCCGTGCTGCGTGTAACGCCTCGCGGATTTCGTCCCGCACTATCTTGCGGAGTTCATCCGGGTTCACCGCTGGCACACCATCCGTGGTCCCAACCGCAGCCCTCACAGCCTCAGCCAAAAAATCGCCGTGTCCCACCGCAGCCTGCACCTTATCCGTAAACAACTCAGCCAAAGCGCAACTACTGTCCGGGCTGTAATCCCGGAGCAGACTCATCGCCCCATCATTGTAATCTATGTAAGC